TTGTGCGCCATGTGTTAGGCGTAATGCTGTGTGCTATGCCTTGACATTGGAGAGTCTTGACAATAGTAGTTCCTGCCACATTCACATTTGTGATCTGCATAGGGTCAAAGTAATCTAAGTCCAGTGCAGCTGTAACCCCTGCCCCATAGCCTAGAGTTACTAGGTCAAGGGTAATTGTTTCAATTCTAAGGGTTGTGTCCTTACGAGATGCTACAAAGTTAGAAGCAAGATCCAGAGCTTCAGCATCTGTCTGCATAAGCATATCGTTGGCTGTAATGCTGTGGAGAAAGAACTTAGCAATAGAGGTTGCATCTGAGGCAGTTTGTGTTGTACCGCCTGTGCGTGTGACAGAGGCTTGATTAACTATCGTCTTGTCATCTAGGGCAAAGGTAATGCCAGCATAAGGAATGTCTGTAGATGCAACTGCATTAGAAAAGACTGTAGGTGCTAGAGCAGGTGACTCATAAACAAAGTCACGATCCTTAAAAACTGCGTTGCCAGCCTTGTCAAAGTAGAAGGCTCCCTGCTCTGTAAAGGTTGCAGTCTCAATGGCTGCTAGTGCAGAGCGTGTAGTTGCTGGATCTGCCTGACATAGAGTGTTGCCAGTCATAATTGACCTAGAGCTTGAAGGCCAACCGATTGTGTCAAGGATCTTGTCAATGCGTGTGCCAGTGCCTTGTCCTGCTACTGCCCCTGTCACTGTAGTTACATTGGAGTTAAAGACCAGTCTAAAGGCATCTGAGCAAATTAGATCTACATAGCCAAGTTCGTTTTGATCTTTAGGATAGGTGTAAAGATACTCAGTAATGTAACCCTTAAAGATTGGGTAAATTGTGCCTGCGTAATTTGCCTCAATAATGATTGAGCGCAGAGGTACAAGATTGGGATAATAAGGACTCGTTACTGATTGAGGGTTCCACGCGCCGGTTTGGTCGAGAATCCTAACTGTAGCTGACCCTGACAGATATTTGTCTTGAAATAAGTTTCGCTCTTTACGAGTATCAATCTTAGCAACTTGATTAGATACATCGATGATAACAGTGCCAGGATCTGCAAGAATGGCAAAGTCAAGTTCTGAAGTATCTAGAACAAATGGATCACCAAAAGATGCTCCACCAGTTAAGTTAATCTTAACTATCGGCGTTGCTGGTAAAGCCATTAGTACACCGTACTGTAATTAACCGGAGTACCTGAAGCCTGTTGAGTGTAAAGCCCCTGAGTAATGGCTGCGACTAGATCGCGCTCAGTAGAAACTGAGCCTGCTATATTTACAATTACAGATGTACCACCAGCCATAGATCCATTTGCACTCATATTTCGATAAAACCTTGCTGCATCTGGGCCTTCATTAAATGGATTACTTACATCTGGCAAAGATCCTTTTGGTAATAAAGGACTGCCAAAAAGTAGTGTCTGATCTTCTGGTGTAAGTTTTAAGTACTCATCAATAATAGCTTCTATTTCAGCAGGTGTAGAGCCTTTAGGTAATAACTTAGGTGGGGTTTTTGTCAATCCCGCCAATTCAATTGCCATAAGTTTTAGAGTCTGTAGCCATGCTGTAAAAGGATTTTGGATGTCATTAAGACCGATCATGTCAGTCCGAAGTGCCGCTAACTTCTGAGCGTTGGCAACCATGCTGTTAGCCAACTTAGCAGCAGCTGTAACATTGCCTTCATTGATTGCAGCCTCAAGGTTAAAAATGTCAGTCTTTAATGCTAGGCGAGTCTTTTCTTCTTCTGTGAGCTTGCCTTGAGCAGCAGCGGCTAACTGGATACCTTCTTCATCAAAAACCTTTTGGCCTTGAGCAAGAACTAAAGCGGCTTTGTCTAAGGCTTCTTGCTTTTTCTTGTCAGCAGTAAGTTTTTTCTGTGTTGCTAATTCTTTAGTCTTTAGAGCGTTTAGTTCCTTTTGACGCTTTAAGGCATCCTTTTCTAATTGAGCCAATAACTTTTGGAATCTTTCTTCTTCAAGATTTACAGGGTCAGGGGGTGCTGGAGCAGGCTTAGGTTTAGGAATAATTCCAGCTTGACTGCGAGAAAATCCCATAAATATATCTTTAGGCAAGTTTTTTAATGTTCTAAATACATTAGTAAATCCACCTACGACAGTTCCAGTTGCAAGTGTTACTTTGTTCAAAAGACTCGTTACAGTTTCTAAGAAGATAACTGCATCCGATGCTTCTGTTCCACCACCTGCTCTGGCTAATGCAGCAACTAGTCCTTTACCTAGACTTTCTGATGCGTTGTTAGTTGCTCTGCTTAAGGCATCCATTTGGTAAGAAGTTGTTTTTAGATAATCTTCAGCTGCACCCGCAGATCTAGCAAGAATAATTCCTAGAAGTTCATTAAATGATTTAGTCTTTAATTCTGATTGTGTGAGCCCTGTGTTGTATTTGACCAATCCGCGAGTAATGCCAACATAACCTTTACCCAAATCTGTTGCAACTGTAGCAAGATCAATTCCAGATGCTCGGCTAATTGTAATTGCATCATTAAGCAATTTCTGAGATGAAGTAAGTGAGCCAGTAGTGGTAAGTAATCCTTGAAATGCTGGCCTTAAAACATCATCAACAATGTTAGAAGATTTCTCAAGGTTGGCAATGTATTCGTTAATAGCAGGATTAGCAAAGCCAATACCTAAATTAGTTACTGCGCGGTTAAGTCGTAAGGCAGCAGCTTCATCTTCAGCAAAAGCTCTAACAGATGCCTTACTGTAGGCAAGAATGGCATTTGCTCCAAAAGCAATACCAACTGCACCTGCTAATTTCTTGACATTTTTAGTAAGTTTCTGAGTTGCTGTGTCGGCTTCCTTAAAGGCTTTTTTGCCTGTGAACTCTGCCGCAATATTGATTGCTACATTACTCATGCTGCACGCTTCAAATCTACTATTTCTTTTGTTAAATTGAGTAGTGGTGTTCTCAATAGCCTTAAACACAGCTGCATTGGCCTTACCCTGAGTTTTAGCCCATGCTCTAAATATTAAGCGACCCATCATGCTGTGGTCTCCCTTTTTATTTGGCCCGTATAACTGACCTAAATTAGAAATAAACTGATTGCCAGCATAAGGATTGACAGATCGGGATACACCCTTGCTCAATCCGCCCGCATTTGGGCCTACCCAATCTTGACCCTGCCCATTTTTGCGACCGGCTCTTTCATAAATCGAACCAATCATAGTTTTGTTTTGGATTCTTATTGTATTAACAAAACCATTGCGATTAGGCTTAGAAGGTGTAGTTTTGTAAATGATACCCCTACGGATCTCAGAAGAATCATACTTAGGAAATGTAATTCCATATCCAGAAGATTTACTCCATCCACTCATAGGGGATGTGGGTGGCACAAATGATCTAGCTTCATTAACTACGGGCTTTAGAATCTTGCCCAGTTCTTTAGTTAATTCTTTAGCTAAGTCTGGAGCATAGTCAGTCAAAGCCCTACGAAGTGCGACCGCGCCCACGACTTCTGTTGGCATCTTTGATCTCCTTCGCTTCATCGTTTAAGCCTTGAAGTAATGCGTTGATCATTACTCTGTCCAGCTCTAATAATTGTTGTGGCGGTATCTGTAACCTTATGCTAAGTCTAGCGATAAGGTAGGTGAATGGCAGATCCCGCTTTAAGCTAAAGGGTCAGAATCCTCGACACTTACGCTTTTCAGCGTTTCGATAAATTCAATTCCATAAGGCTTAACACTCTCACCTTGAGTTCTTCTTGTAACTTCCCAAGCCAACCAATAAACTGAACTTTGAAATTCATCTTCGCGGAAACTTTTGTGGAAGCCCTTTTTATAGTGTTGTTCAAATGCATACTCCACTGCTGGAGTAATCTCGCCTTCAATAACACTTCCATCTGTACGAACGATCTTTAGTTTAGCCATTGTTTGCCCCTTTGTTAGTTGTTTAGAATGTACCTGTTGTTGTTACTGCAACTGTTGAATTACAGTTCCATGTTACTGACTGCATTGAAATATCGCCAACAGCACCGTTGATGTCTGTGAGGTTATTTACCAAACATGACATCGTATATAAAGGATTTGTGGCTGATACTGCTGTTCCTTTTTCCTGTAGCAATACAACTGTAACAGTAGTGCCGTAGGCTGCCTGCAATGTTGCAAGAACATTTGCTGCTGCTGTGTCGTTAAGAAAGTCAATAGTTACAGAAGATGTCTCTAAGCCTTTAACTGCCTTTGCTGAGCTGTCGCCCATCGCCACGACGGACAATTCGTCGAATGTGCGGTTCAAAGTTATTGATTGCACATGATCACTGAGATCAACAGAATTAACCTTGACCCCGACTTTGTTATTTAGAAATACAGCCATTTAGGTTATTCCTCGTCTTTCTTAGTAGTTACTGGCTTAGGTGTTGATGGTACAACCTGTCCGATCTTGATCAGAAAGGCCTCGTTCTCTTTATCCCAATCGGACATGATTATTCCCAACTTGTTAAAATAGATACGGACATCTCGCAGCTGAGCAGTTCCCCGCTTGCAACATTGAGAATACTAGGTGCGCTTACTGCGCTTACATTATAGGTCAAAGTTGATGTCGATAGTTTCTTAAACACAGCACAAACAAAATCTTCTATGCCGTTAAGGTTGCCTTCATTATCGAATAAAGCGGTCGTAATCAGCAATCGAAAATTAGCCATTGGACTAATACCTATGTGCTGATTATTTGTGGGAACAATATATTCATCCGCCGGACTGACAATAACTGAATTGGCAAGGATTGTTGCAGGCGGAAAAGCAAAGACTTGATATTTTGTGTTATCTACTAAGGCAGTTGCTAAAGTAGTTCTAAGAGTTGTAATTGGAACTGGCATTAGCCCACCATCGAGCGAGGGTCTAGTGCGTGTGCGATCAATCCTCGCACCTTAGCGAGTAGCTGTGCGCTCATTCGATAAGGGCTTGGCTGGAAATCAATGGCATTGCTTCCACTCAAAGTGGCGGTGCGTGCCTGCCAGATTTCAACAGATATCATCAAAGCTGCGTTTTGTACTGCTGTATCTGTAGTCCAGTCTGTGTAAGTAGTAGTAGATACAGTTCCATAAGGAAAAATTGGGTGGTAAGACTGTGCTGAAGAA